TGAAGATTCCTAAAAGTGCTCTCAATGCCTCGGTCTGATGGATTTTCAAAAATTTTCTTAACCGGGTCCACATGAGACTCAGCCGTGGATTTAATTCTACGCATCACCGAAGCGAAGAACCATTCGATGGCCTTTTTCTTCTCCGGCATCGCAGTCCCTTCCTTCATAATACTCTTCAGCGTAGACGTAATTTCTGCCTTGGTTTTAGGGTCGATTCGGTCAGTAGCAAAATCTTGCAGGTCGCCTAGGGCATAGGGTGATAGGTGAGATAAAGCATACTCTTCCCATCGATTTAATTCTAATTCTACCTTCTCGGTATCGGGTTCGATGCCCCATTCGGCCTGATTAACGAAAGCCTTAATCGTACGTCTAATCGCCCAAGTAATAGGATCTGAATTCGCAAGGCGAGCCAACGTCTCAGCATTGATTGTAAACACTCTTTGCTGCTTTTTATTGACTGAAGTATTTAGATAACGAAACAGCCCTTTGCGAGGAGCAGGTTCTTCGGCGCTATCTACTTTAGCACCGGAAACCTTCTTGGCAATTAGACCCTGACGGATACGGTTAAGCGCACCAAAGTCAAAAGGGTCCAAATTGAAAAGCGCCATTATTTAGTCTCCTTGATCAGCGCTTCGGTGAGCGCGACTATGATTTTATGTTCAAGCTTATCTGCTTTACTTCGTAGGATTCGCTTAACTTTAGGGCTGTCTCCGTACTCCTTGAGTACGTCTTCCAAATGTTCTGCATATTCATTAAACCGCACGTGTAGAAGCTCATGCACTACTGTTCTCTCTATCTCGTGAGGTTCTTTATTTAAACGATGCCTATTGAATGTCATAACGACTTCGCGAGTATGCTCTTCTGTATCTACATTGGCGTAATCGCCATCTATCTCTGCATTATTCGCGAATTTAATAGTGAACTTATAATCAGAAATATTTAAAATGTTCGCCCAATTCTGTAGGTGCTTCTCGATTTTGGCTGCGAGTTTATTTTGGGTCATTCTTTGGTCTCGCTAGATAGGAGATTAGGTCGATCTGATCTTGGATCCCAACGGGCTTACCTAATTCCGAAAGCCCTCTGCAATCGTAGCATCGTTTCAATACACATTCGCTACAATACTTACTCCAGAATCCACTTTTCGTCAGCCAAAGCAAAATTTCTTTCTTCTCATACCCGATTAACGTTGCGATCTCGCTAACCGTCTTCTCTTTTCGAAAGAGTTCAAGTATCTTAGCTTGAGTCTCTCGCGGTATAGTCTCCATAGAGAACCCCCGCGTTGTTACTCACCAGATGTAGATTCCGTCAACTCTCCACCGCGCCGTGGGTCGAAATAAGCGGCGTCTTGTCTCTGTTGATTTTCCGGTTCCGTTCCAATAGGTCCCCTTGCTTGACCCCGTTGCTTCTGCCCATAGGCCGTGTCTCGCGCCCCAATTTTCTTCTTTTTGTTGGGGATCTTAACCTGACCAGTGTTTGGGGCTTCTGTAGCTGTATCCGACTGAGGTGACAACGAAGTATGCTCCGTAATGGTTACATTAGGAGCGTCGATAACGTCTTTTAGGAGCGACTGGCAATCCACCAGCACTCCTTTAACCAACCTCAGGAAATCGCTGTTCATATTACCGCCCCAAGAAATGAGGCCAAATCTGCTTAAGGGTCCATAGGACACCGAGCGCGGCAACTAGAATATGTACCGTTCGGGTAATGAACTTTGTAACCGCGTCCTGCTCAGTTCGCCTCTGATTGAGGGTATCTACTGAGCTTTGAAGCGTGGTCATTTGTGATTCTAGTCCAGTGTGGGCAGCGGCAATTTGATGGGGCAAGTCGTTGTTGACCTGCTTCTTGATATATTTAATCTCGTCATAAATGCCATCAACTCGCGTTTCTACACGCGCTAACCGTTCATCTGTATCATCAGACATTTAATGCTGTATCCTTTCAGGACCCGATTTATTTACGCCCAACGACTTCATCAGCCGTTTGAGGAGTCTTCGTAGCGGAGGTTTCTTTCTCCTTAGCCACCACGTCAGCGAGCATTCGCTCCGCCATCATCCGAGCACCCTCGATGCGGAGGATTTGCGTACGCACGTTCTCCAACTGCTTCGTTAGATTTTCGACCATTGTATGACCGTTAGCAAGTTCCCGATTCATCGCGTCGATCTGAACCGCGTACACCCTTTTAACCACATCGGATTCAAGTTTCATTTAAGTCTCCATTATTTTACGGTTTCGTCAACAATTACCCTATCGAGGGACATACCACAGTAGGCACAGAACGTTTCGAGGTATTTACGGATTTTGTTTTCTGTGTCCTGCGGCATCGTAGACACCATCTGCTTAAAAGTCACTACGCCCTCTTTCTTGCACCCACCACAGTAATAGGGTTGTTCGCCCATACCCTTAGCTTGATAACTGGTCTCGTTAGACTTGTCAGGAAGCTGTTCCATTAATGCGCCTCTGGAAGTTTATTCTTAGGTTTCGGTGAATGACGTACTCCAAGGTCCTGCCGATCTAACTCTAGTCCTGACACCGGTGCCTCAATGACCATCTGCTTGCACAGCGTCAGAACTTCACTAATTTGTTTAAAGAAGATAGCCGGGGGAAGAACCGATTGGCTCTTCTGGAATGAGTTGGATTCCCCGACTGAAGGTGTCATCGCGAAAGTTCGTAATCCTTATCAAAGTCAGATTTTGTTATAACAAACATTTTCCCATCCCGCGTCTTGCAAATGTAATCACCGACGTTGCCTTTAACTAGCGTACCCACCACATTCAGCGCGAATTCCCGATCAACACTCTTAGCGAGCACTATGTAAGTTGGGTCGTCTTTACGTCGATAAAAGTCTGATCCGTCGCTCAATGGATTGCCACACCCACAGGGTTTCCTAGGGATGGCTAAATTAGGAATTGGATTTGGGGTAGTCATTACGATAGAAACCTGCGCCCTTAAGATTAAAACTTGAAAATGTTCCCAACTGCTTAACCATCTCAATGTGTTTGCCTTTATATTTGCATTTATAACATCGCACGTCGGGATGCTCTTTAACGCCATGCCGTACGTCTCGATGTGTTAGGCAATTGGGGCAGCAGTATTCGTAGAGAGGCATATCAAGCTATTTGCTCCACCGTGTAAGTCTCTCGCCCATCTTTTCCAATCTGTATTACCTTCCACGTTCCTGCGGCGGTAGTGAATTGTTCGCCTAATCCTAAGGTCTTGCCTAGCTTCTTTTCCAATGCTTTCATAGGAACAGTTGCTACAAGACCACTTGGCATTTATTCTCCACCTTGCTACATAGGGACTGTTTAGGTCCCGCTGTTCTTACGAGTGCTCGTCCTGAGCTTCTGAAAGCTCCATCGAAAGGGCAGACAGAATTGTTTCTGAAACCTGTCGTAGATCTCCGATCAACTGGTCGTAATACTCCACAACTTCAGGATCTGAAATACGTCCCTGAGCCATCTTCATGTCAGCCGCTAGAGCCACCACACGTTCTAGAGATTGCACTAATTCTTGGAAAGGAGTGCAATAAACCGGTGGTTGGGGTGCGCCCATAGGTTCTGGAACAATATCCTCATCCTTCTGAATCTTCTCAGTCTTGACTTTCCCTGAGACTGGATACTCTGTCGTACGATCTACCTCTGCAGCCGGTTTAACTGAAGTAGCCGGGGCAGCGGCATCACATTTGACCAACAGGTACGCGGATTCGAACGTCTGCATCCCATTAGCCCATTTCACAACAGCACGGCCTTGCGTGTCAATATTCAGCACTACACCTTTGTAGAGTAGCTGACCAACACGTGCAAAGTTCTTGATGACTGCATCCCCAATACGAACAGGATCCGCAGCCTGAAATTTAGCCGCCGGTTCCGTTGAGATCACAACGTTCTGAGTCTCGCTGGTCATCGGATCAACCTTCTGCTGCGTGATGTCTGACAACCGCTGATTCTCGGTAGTAGTTTCCTTCGGTTTATTGTCAACGTCTGGAAGCTTCTCTCCGTTCCTCAACGAGTCGTCAGGTTGAGCATTCGGATTCTCTTTCGGGAGTGCTTTCCCCTGTGCTGGAAAGTTATACGGGCGAGTAGGCTCCTCAGCTTTGATCTTCTGAAGATCACTCACGTTTTCCTTGCGCAGATCAGTCCCGGTAACAATTCGGACTGTCTTCTGTACGGATTTCTTGCTAGCCATCATAGCATCGAAGAGCTTACGCGCATAATTCTCCTCAGAGTCCGTTAGAGGCTCTGACTGCGCCCTCTTAGCCATGATTCGTTTAGTTAGTTCCTCGTCCATTTTGAATTCGCCCATTTTGGTTACATCACCTTCCTTTTCTGAAGTTTAATTGCTATATCACGTAATACATCGATCGCTTTCATGAATTTCTCGCCCTCACGCTCATGCTTTAAAGTCAGTATGAGTACCCACTTTAGGTACTCCTGATTCACCGTACAAATGCACTCCGCGCTTCCCAGCATCACTAGGAAGTTCTCTAGTAGATCCCTTGTGAGATTGTATTCCACGTTCCTGAGCCGCTAAATGCGCCCTATGCACTCTCAGGCTCCGGGGCCATATGGGGGTCTTGTCGGTGATGCCGTATCGTTCTGCTAAGTGTTTATTAGCCTCATTAATACTGCTAAATGTCTTTGCAGATGCAGACACAACCACTTGCTCATGATGATTGTCCACAAATTCCTCAACGTGCGTTGAGCCATCTTTATCTACAATAACCCGAATCTCACTTTGGGGACGAGTACCTGGTTTCTGGTCAACTGGTCCATAAGTGTGCATCTCTTTTATTTTTGAGCCGTATATAGCTTGTCGCGCCCGAGGACTCGGAGCATCGGAAGCTCGCTCACCGCCTCGATACTCGTATTTTCCGTATAATTCGTGCTTACCTTCTGTTTTCGAACCTTCTTCCCCTTTGCCCCCGCCTTCCCCAAACTTCCCTCCTGGTCCACGTGGGTGTTTGTCTTCATCCCATTTGGCAAGAGCATCCCCCTCAATTTTTGGGCGTAGCCCACCCGTTTTAGTCATCGAATTGCGAACAGCATCTAGACCTGAGAAAGCCTTCTGAATGTCTTCCTTATTAAGCGTTCCGCCGCTCTTCTCAAGGGTCTGCGTGAGACGCGCCTTGATTAGGCTAGCAACTTCACCGGTAACCAAGAATTTCGGTCCAAATTTAGCGGTGATTAGTTTGTTAAGTTTCTCATCTTGTTCTGGTGTTAAACGAAGCATATCCATTAGTGTTTACGTGCCTCCTTTATGGCTATTGTAGCCGCGATTGTCAAATTTATTAGCGATAGAATTCCACAAATTATAGCGAAGACTTTCATTTCAAAATCTTGTTGCGTTCAAGTAGATCGTGGCAAGCTGCGGTGTCCCACATAACCACATCAGGAGCGAGATCCATGTTAAATCGCAAAGCCCAAGACATCGTTGCACCACCCTTGCGAAATTTTCGATTGCAGCCCCAACACGCCCAGCCTCTTTTAGCATCCAACCGAGTATCATAGACATATTGGATGACGTCAAGCTCATTGATGTAAACAAATTTTCGGCTAACATCGATAGGCATGACATTTAAGTCCTGTGAGCGCCGACGTTCGGACCAATGCCGCCGCCGGTGCTCCCTACTTCAGTCTGCGTCTGCCCAGAGAAACGTTGCGCCTGAAGTTTACCGCCTCTCAGCCCTGTGATAATGGGCGAGACTTCAAACTCAGGCATATTGTTATGTGGGTTGTTATTCGATTGAGGTTCAGCTTGCGCTGTCAAATTCTTAGGATCCCGAATCGGGGGACTAGACATCGCCGCGTCAATCACCCTCTGCATTTCATTCTTGGATAATGTAGCTGCTAAGTTACGGAGATCGTCCATAGATTTCTGATGGCGAAAGTATTCGATTTGCCCTAGACGCCGGGTTGCCCCTTCCTTTGAGTCGTAAGTACCCATCGGCTTTCCGGCCTCTGAGTATATCGTCCATTTACCACCGTGGGCGCGGATATACTTCTGGAGGTCAAAGAGTACCCTTCGGAGTTTCTCTACCGTCTGGTTCGGGGTCTCCAAGCTCATTGTTACTTCGCTCCACCCTTCTTACGGGTTGATGTCTTCTTGTTGGGGACCCTGCGAGCTTTTGGGCTTGTAGTCTTCTTTCCTTGAATCTCACGCCATTCCGCCGAGCTTCGAACCCTCTCGCCTAATTCAGGTTCAGATTTCCAATTTCCAAACTTTTTAAGCATCTTGGTCTCAAACTCGATAACGCATTTGTCTGAGCAGAAATGGCTCGGACCATCTACGGAGTCAGCGAGATGTCCATAAGGGTAATAGACCATAATAGGTGCTCCAGGCATAGTTTTAACCGCATCTTTCGGTGTAGTTTTGCCCAGGCAGTTATCACAAACGTATGAAAGGACCTCGACCGTACCGGCTCCTGTAGTGCGCTTGATCATTGTCAAAATTCCTCCTTAGAGAATATCGCTCAAAGTACCTTCTCGAATCATACTCTTATCTTCCCCCGCCAGCAGCTTGTATGTGATTAACTCTTGCAGTCCTTCGTGAATCTTCTTTAGAGCCGACTGGATTCCGGGGTCGTAAATTCGCGTATCCCGAACCTTAATCACTCGCTCATATGCCTTTAATTCGTCCACGCTCGCGGAAGCTAACCCTTCCCAATCTGGGTAGAACTGGCTATTCAATTCATTGAGCACGTCTACATCGGTAAAGACGTATCGTACTACTAGAGGTTCGTTGAAGCGGTAGTGAAATTCTCGGATGCCGAATAAATCGTTTAGTTTCATCAGATTACCAAATGAATCAACAAGAGCATCCACACTAATAGCATCGTTACTATCAAGCTCAAGCCCTGAAACGGGTGGAGTTTGGCAAAATCTCCTAGTAGTTGGGTGATCGTACGTCCTGTATGGAGATAGGCTTCAAGTTCTGACATACCAACTACAGCCGCAATTATTAGCCACATCACAGCCCATCTATGCAGCTTACTATACCAAAACGCCGCTGCTAGAAGTAGCCACAACACAATGAACGCTATTAGGTATTTGTCGCTTAGATTCATTTTGTTTTATAAAGAAGGGATCGTCTCTCCGATCCGTCAAGCCTGGCCTTCTCCATCGCAAGCAACGGGGAAGGTTGATTTGGCGGCTTTCCCGTCGGGAGGCCGACGCGCATCAGCCTCGGGGAGCAAAGGCAAGAGAGTATCAATGTGTCTCTCCCACCAAGCAATTACGCACTTACAACTAGTTTCCAGTCTGGGGTAGCCTTAGACCCGCCGTTCACATAAACCTTACCCGCCGAACGGTCAATACATAGCGAACCCTTCTCTGCCGTACCAGCGCCGACTGAACTATCCGGTACACCGGCGTTGCTGAGGATACAAACTTCATGAGACATACGAACATCAGCTTTCAGAATCGCCAGGTCGTTATACCCATCGTGCGCTGGACCATGTAGGTCAACACCAAAATCAAACCCTGACCCTGGAGTGCTGTTATTCGACATCGCTTTGAATGCAGCATTGGCCTTCGTAACCCCGCTGTCCCCATCAATAACCGCAACCACAGCGCCGTCCGCGTCAGTAACTGTGTCCATAATAATGCCAAGGACACCACCGGCTGGATAGCCTGTAGCTTTAGTGCCAGTAATAGAGTAGGCTCCGATTAGCCCTGCTAGATAGTTGTGCGTTTTAGATAGCGAATCCCCGATGACGTTTCCCATCACCGGCGCTAGAAATGCTGAATCCCCTGCGTCGCTGGTTCCTGCATCCACGGACAGATTCAAGTCCGGAGCAATAACTTGAAATGAACCATCGTCAGAGTAATTCTCCCCTGAACCTAGGAGAGATCCTGTAATCCTCAAATCCCCAACCCATGTGTTATCTGGTGAATTGTTCAGAGCCATTTGTTTTGTGTATCTCCTTTTCTAAGATTGTGCTGCTGGTATTTCAATGCCCCCGCCTTTCGGCGTCTGAGACTTTCAGGGCTGCTCTACTCGGCCTCAGGCTCTACGATCTCGACCTTTCGGCTGTCGTCATTTAAGACGGCGTAAAGTTGTTCCCGCACTTGCCTTTAGAGTTCCGTCTCAGTACGTCAACTATTAGCTGTCTAGAACGACAGTAACCGTACCTAGCTCCCCGTCGATATTGACACGGAGACCAGCGGCGGTACGCCATACATCTCCGCTAACGGTGTCCGTCGGGTCCTCATCGAGGACTGACAGGCGAACGCGGTCCGCATTCACAACATCAGCGTTGATTGCAACTCCGCGCTCAACCGCTGGATTCTTTCGGTCATCAGGCATATTTAAATCCTCCTTTTAGATTTTAGTATCTATTAACCGTGGTAACTCTTGTAGAGCCTGTACAAAATGTAACCAATTGCTGCAACTGCTAGAATCTTCAACATTTTTGTTCACGCTCCTTCATTTCCCTGTTTTTCGATCTATGCTTGCTAAGTGCTGCACAATCTTATCCAACTTCCGGAACAAACTCACTACATAGAACCCGATAACGAGCAGGATCGCCCACTTCATCTGCCACGTCGATTTGCAAAGCCATAAACGTCCACACCAGCTTTCTTCAAGACTGCTGCGTGTTCCATCCAAATCCTACTATCGGGGGCTACCTTCTTAGGTTGAAATCCCCATTTCTTCTTTTTAATATAGCGCTTGGGTGCGTCTTCGTCGTCTCGATCTTTGCCATGACGAAATATTGCCATTAAGCGATGTGTTTACCTTTGTTAACGATCTGCCATTTACTAGGTCCCTCAATGGGGACAAGTTCCCGTTTAGTGGCAATTAGGACTAAGGTGTTCACACTAATTCGCGGGATTGTGTTCCAAGGAGCCGGTGCAATCGACGGAAAGGTGTACCCGTCATTATCCCACCCTTGCGCATTAGAAGAGTAGCCGCCCGTACCTGTAGAAAATGTCAGGCTACCACCATTAATCGCTATAGGGGTTGAATTGCCAAAGGCCGTTAGTTGCCCATTCACCCATTTCAAAATCATTAAAGCGCCCACGTATTCAGAGTCATTAGTTTATAAAGCCGTTAATCCCCGCCCAAGAGTTTGCGATAATCATCATCAGTCAGACCGCCACGCGGAGACTTTTCTTTGCTCTGCTTCCAATCTTCGCCGCCTAGTTGGTCTTCCATCTCGCCTTGAACCTTCTTAATGTATTTGTCGGTGGATTTATAGAGGACACGCAATAAATATAGACCCATCCCGACTGCGCCAGTTGCCATTCCACAGACGTAGACGAGTCCAATCATCAAAAGGACTTCTAGTGTTGAATTCATTGTACAAGCTCCGTGGTCTCGACAGACCTAATAGTAGTCCGCTCCCGTTGAGTTGCTGGACAATGATTGCACACCCAAGTAGTCTCTGATACCGTAACTGTTTCCAGACCAAACCCTTGTTCAGCTTTAGTAGGTACATTGTATGATGTTACGGTCAAGATCGACCAACAATGTGTGCCCTCTTCACAAATAACAGAATTTTTCATTTTAGCCCTGATATTCGGTTTCTTGAGTTCGCTTGCAGTCGGTACAATGGTCTACCTGGACCTGAATCCCTGATGTATAGATTCTCATAGTAGTATTAGTGGACAATTGACTGGTGCCGCAGTTTTCGCAGAAGAAGCTTCGAGATCCTACCGAAATCGTCTTGAGGCATTTTTCCTGCTTGCTCATCGGGGTTTGGCCTTTTCTGGGTGTACGCCGTTATCCCTTCGGCGTCTAGATTGTCCACTCCTGCCCCGGAGCAATTACACATATTTGTTCACTATTGTGTTTTCTCACAACTATTTAAAATCTACCCTATCAGATATCTTAGCGCGGCACCAGATGCATATATTATGGATTACTCCTGTAGCCATATCAATTACAGCTAGGAGTAATCCCTTCTCTATATCCTTCTTGCACTCTTCGCAAATCATTTACCCCTCAAGTTAGCTGCTAGGACGCATAGATACATCGAGCAGTCTAAGAATTTAGTAGCAAGCCATTGCACTATCCTAGCTAGCAGTTTCTTGTCAGGCCATACTAGGATCCACAGAACGACCCCCATCCATATTAGGAACGCCACAGTCGTAGGGTACGCCATTAAGGCTGGAAAGTGCTCTTGATCCACTTATCAAAAGCCCATAGAGCAAGCCAAATCCCACCAAAGATACCTACTACGATTCCGATAGCTAGTAGTTTCATTTTCTGATCGTCCATATATCCCGCGCTAGATTCGGGTTGTTAATGTAAGTGTAGGGCATTGTAAAGTAGCCCTTCTGTCCCCAATTTGTACCCCAAGAGTTTCTAACTAGGATTCGTTGGCTGTAGTCGTCATAACCCACCGCCAATACCGCGTGGCCTCCTAGCGGCTGTTCATTCACACCCGGCAGACTTAGCACTCCTGTCTTAGCCATTTGAGTAGATTCAAAGCTCTCATAGACCGTAAACCCAAACACAAAAGGAAAGCCTTGCGATAGACAGGTTTTCATATCGTTTAATGCGATCAACCGGTGATAAGAAGAAATCCTGCTGTGGATGGCATCCTTATAACATTGAACTGGAGGCTTGATAGTAAACTTGCTCACATCGTAACCCCATTCTGCCTCTTTACACACACCCCATCGCACTAACGCTTTAATTCCATCTCGAAGTTGAGCACCCGCATCCTGGCCTGTCGTACCTTCAATCATGCGCTCATTATAGTAAATGAACAGTCGGCTAAGGTCTACATAGGCGGCTGGGTTGTTCTTCTCTTCATTGAATTCTAGAGCACCCGCAATAGCATTAGCGGTGCATGATCCTAGCGTCCCTTGATTTTCAACCGGTGAACATTTGGTTGAGAGATCTATCTTGGGTGGTAGTTGCCCGGTCCACCCCATCACCATATAAGCTCGATCTCGGTGGTCTGGTAAGTCTGGATGCCAGCCATACTTTCTAGCTGTTCCTGGCGTTACGGTCGGGGTAGCAACTTGGCGAGTGCAATATCCACAGGTTACACCCGTATTAGTCGTCCTCCAAAATCTCCAGGAATGGGCGAGAGCGCACACTACAGAATGCCACCATTTGCTCATTTTAATCTCCTACGGTACGCAGAAACTTCCGCTGGCACCTATTACATAGTAGTTTCAAAATTCGTTCCAATAGTAAGGTTCGACCTTCAAATCGAATATAGATGCTGTCCATAATCCTATCACAGCGCTTACATAGTTTAGGAGCTTCTAAATATGCGTTCATTTGAGATTGTGGGGGCAATAGCCCTTAACTCCGTAAGAGTAATTGCAATTCATACAGAGAGTTCTATATTTATCGGGACGGAAGCCTTCAGCCAGGATCGACTTATAATAGGTACGATCGTTTGCCCCTTGATCCCTATGCTTGCGTCCACCACCGAGTTTGTGATCAATCGTCATAAATTCAACGTGCCATTCTGTACAACCTAGGCAATCACACACTCTACCATACATATCGAATATTTGCTCTTTGAGTCTGCGCATGTGCCTGCGATCCCAAGCTCTAACTTGTTCTCTATGAGTATCCACATACACTTTATGCCTAGCCGATTCTTCTACTTTATGGGTTCTATGATATTCACGGCTCCTAATTGTCTCACAGAACTTACAATAACTACGATTTGCTCGGCGTTCATTGACTTTGCACGCAGGACAGATTTTAAGCATTCGGCCTCTTAAACCACGAAGGGGGTTTTTCGCCATATCTAGTTAATTTTTCCGATTCAAATTTAGCTGGATTAGGAATACGCCCTGGCTGGGTATCCATTTTCCTACCCGGTCCCGCACCTTGCCCCTTAGCACTACCAAAGCTGAAGCCACCCTTACCTCGATCGATACAAAGACTTACACACCCCGCCACCGCATCTGCAACGTCCTTTGATCCTCGGTTAATCTTGTCCTCATGAACGAACCGAGCGGTAGAGTAATCCGGGTGGTCCACCTTCCCGCTGCCGGTTACCAACAATTCTTCTAGCTCACGAATTAGGGTCTGGTGAGGATAGCATTTGAACACACCTTCGTAAATCACATTCTTCAATGTGTTGTAGGGTACATTGGTTTTATCAACGCTTAGCTCTTCCGCATTGACACCCGCCTTACGTAGCTGTTGGATAGAGTCCATACTTTGCCAGCCATCGTAAGTTACTCGATAGATAGGAAACTTCTCAACTTTGCGTAGACGCTCGATGAACTGTCGAATCTCTTCAAACAGCACTTCACCTGATGCTGGAGCTTTAATCTGCAGAACCAGGTCTATAACCGCGCCCACCTTCTTTTGCCCAATCGCTTGCTTAAATTCTTCGATATCCCGTCCTGTATCTCTAGCGAGAGCGTCCATGAAGGCATCGGGGAGCGTAACTACCATGTCTCGTTCGTAATGCCCCATCGCAAAGCCACAAGCATCTCCACCCACCTGACCTTTCGCCAAGTCATTGTGAATGAAGTATTCGGTATGCTCTTGGGGTTTAAACCACTCTTTGAATACAATGTCGCGAAGATTCGTAACAGATTGCTTCTCACCCACAATTGGATTGTCCCGCAGTCCCGCATTAATAACCTGACTAACCCGCGTCTTATAGCGGAAGAAACCACCCTCTTGTGTAGACCCCTTGCATTCATAGATCCGCTGAGATGTTTCTGGATCCCTAATATAGTCGGGTGCAAAATCCTCACGTTTACGTTTGAGATTCACTTCCCATGTAGCGTAAGGACCACTTCGAAAAGTCGTGGGTTCCGTCTCAGCTTGTGCAAATCTCGTCATCATAAAGTCGTTGTCGTTGCGCTTGTAAGAGATCAACATAAGCTTGAAATAGCGTGGGAACCGCGAACGAGCGGTGGTCGCTAGTGCGTCATATAGCCCTTTAGCGCGGCTAACGGTGAATCCACCTACTTCATCGAAGATGATAAAAAAGAGGTTTAGTCCTTCACCGGTGTACTCTTCGCTATCTAACGAGTGCGCCGTAATGTTTTTCGGGAATTCTACCCACCGCTTATGAATGGCTTCGTTTAGATTCACACCCTTTTCGGTAAACCAGTTCTTACCAGTCTTAGGGTTGACCGTGTTCTTGAGCATGATTTTGAAATAACTAAAGAACACATCTCTCGCGAGCCTCTCATTGATACATACGTTGCCAATCTCGATCTTGTCCTCTAGTCCTGGTGGAGCTTTCTCCCCATCTGCTGACAAATACCCCACCGGGTCTTTCATGCACATCAATTTGTAGCATACATATGTAAGGATCTTCGCAGAGGTTCGATCCTTCCCACTACCCTTACCCCATAGTGCTTGAAGCTCATTGAAGGTGGTCGCCCAAGTGGTGGCTTCATTTCCCAAGGCTGCGTCTGCTAACTCTCCCTGGCGGGGGTATAGAGGCTCCTTGATCCACTCCCGGAAGAATTCCTCCTGGGATACTGGAATCTCGTCCCATACTTCGTCTCCTTGGGACGTAACCTCTGATCGAGCTAGGTCTTCAAACTTACCCATTACCGTCCCTTACCTCTTTTCACCCGTCGAGGAGCGTCCTTGAATCCCATCCATCGGAGGATTAAGCGAACCCATCTTTCAAGCGTAGGGAACCCGTCTACAGTAGACGTCTTTCTAGTTTTCTTATTCCATTCCTTTTTGGATAAGGGTCGCGAGTAGAAAACTCCCATCACTTAGCTCTCCTTGGCCTTCTTGTCATTCACCAATTCATCTAGCAATTTGCCTATTTCAATCTTAGCCATCCTGCGGCTGTTCTCGTCTACAATCGTACGCTCAAAGATGTCGGCAATCCTACCCCATAGTAGATCGGCGTCCAGGACCAGCCTCAGCTTAATCTCAATATTCACCCGTTTTTCAATAATCTCGGCCTTGGTCTTCTTCATCTTAGCTAAGAGGTCAGCGATTTCCGTCTTTAGGATGGGATTGAGGATAGAATCGTAGTGATCCTCAGTCTCGTCTATAATCGCCGCCAGCCGTAGAATCTCGTCGTCTAGCTCTGTAATATTCCTGCGGTCGCCCTTAAGTTTATCCACTCGCTGAGCAATCTTTTCGGTATTCAACAGCGTCAATACCTCTTCCTCAGCCGATTTTGGCTCAGGGGGCATATGCAGCACACATCGTTTCCCAGCAGCTACGGGTGTGCCTTCACAGTATAATTCCTGCTCGGTGCGCCAAATACGTGAGTTACAATGTTGCTCGTCAGAATCTTTAGGGTCTAGGGTGAATTTGCGGAATCTCATATTTTGATGTTATACTCCGTCTCGGCTGCAGCTTTAACAATTTGTAGAGAATAGTTGAGTCCGATCTTGAAAATGATGTCGATTAGCTCGGCATCTGTTAGATCGCGCATAAAAACCTTGGCAACTAAGTAGTTAAGAGCGTCTTGACCAACTAATTCAGTTTTCACATTGATGCGGAGGGAGAGTCGTTAACCCGCTGAATTATGACGTTCAAATCTTCCAGAATCTGCTTTCTAATGTCATCGAACTCATCGCTCATTATACAGCTTCTCACTATTATGTTCTGGTACAACTACTCTGGAGTCTCTTCTTGAACAGCATTTTTAGCTAACCTAGCGGCTTCCTGCCTGATCAACCTCTTCAAATTTTTCTTAGCCCATTTTAGATACTTGTGAATCATCTGCTGAGACAGGGTAGGGTGGTCTGCGCTGATTAGTTCTTTAGCAATCTGTTCCTGCGTCTGTGGCTCCAACCATTCTCCCAGACCATAGAAGCGCTTAATAACATCTCTTTGCATTAGATTCAGTTTACCCAGCACACTATCCAATGCCTGTAAATAAACTTGCATTTTGGGGCTTACTGGCATTTTCATGTAGTCAGCGGGAATATCAAGATATTGGCACAAAATCTCTAATTGCCTGGGGTCCATGAGAGATTCCCAGCGCGGGTGATTGTCCGGTTTGCCCATCATAGAATTGAGATAGCTATCCCAAGCAGCCTGTAGCTGTTTAGGGGGCAGGTCATCGGAAGGTCTTGGTATATTTTTATTTTTGCTCATTAATAAACATGAACGGGACGACTCAAAGATCCGAGTCGCCCCGTTGTTTTCTTAACGCCAGCGAGTTTAGTTTATGTTGTGTTTAGAATTCTTACTTGCGCCGTACTACCATAACAAACGCCACTATTGCCAACAGCAGAAGGAACGTCATTCGTCCTCCAATAATTTCTTGAGTAAAGCTTCAAATCGCCTGTTGTCCAACCTTCACAGCCATAGCATTAAACCCGCGAAGAAGCCAACAGACGAGATTCCTACCACGATAGTAACAAGATCGCCTTGAGCCATTTAATCCTTCTTCATATTTTTGATATATTCTTGAGTTCGCATTCCGTCAAGCTTGCCACCTTGAACCACAAACTCAATCTTGCAGAAGCTCTCGCGGTTCACTCGATCAGCGTGGTCTTTTATGAATTCGATTAGCTGGTCGGCAATTGTTTTCTTAATCATCGGGAAGAACCCTTCCCTCTAGATCGTTGAGAAGATCAGAATTCTCGTCGTCCGAATTCTTTCCTGTAATTTTAAAACCTGCTGGTTTGATTGTCTGCCCCTTTACACGCTCAAGATTTGCCTGAAAATGGTCTACTGTAAGAACCACTTTCCCATCTGCATTCACAGATTTTTCATCAATAGCAGAAATAACTGCCGAATTGACCAGTTCTTTAACGTGCGCTCCTGTAAAACCATCGGTAGCCTTCGTAAGAACATCAAGAAGCCGTCCTTCATCCTTCACTCGAATTTCTATCTTTGAAAGGAAAGCAGCAAGCATCTTACGCCTACATATATCGTCTGGTTTGCCAATAGGAATAACCCGATCAAAACGACCCGGCCTATTGCGTAGAGCTTCTTCCAATTCCTCTGCTCGGTTAGTAGTTGCAATCACAATTACAAATTCGTTCTCTACCACCCCATCAAGTTGATTCATTAATTCGCCAAGAATACCTCTGTTGGCTCTTTCCCTGGAGCTACCATAAAGGTCGATATCTTCTAGGAAGAGTACCGTAGGAGCCAGGTTTCTAGCAAGCTCACAAATATGTTTAACATTCTTAGGGTCCCCAAGGTCGCCAGGTGTAACCCAAACAAAAGTAGTTCCTTTTAGAGTATTGCACAAAATTTTCCCAATGAGAGTCTTACCAGTACCTGGTTCGCCTTTGAGGATAAGTCCCCGCTTAAAGGTCATCCCATTCTTCTTGTAAATTTCAACATTATCAAGCAGAAGATTGATATTGCGCTGAAGCTCTTGACGAGTAACATCAGGGAGAATTACAGATTCCCAAGTATACGACGCGTTCCGTTTAATATGGACGAATGAGGGGCTAATTCGCTTCCCCCGCAAGATATTGTTAACCTTGGAAAATTCCGCAAGACGAGAAAGGAAAGTAGAGGCTAAAGCTTGCTCTCCTATCCTTGAATAAACCCAAATTTTGTAACGTTGATACCCATATTCATCCAGGTGCACCACCAAACGCTCCATCTTTCTATTAAATTCGCGAGT